GACCCATTCAAGTGCTTCTGAGACCGATGGGAATTGTTCGGTAAACACTTTGCGACATGCTTCTGCGATGTCCATATGTTCTTTCTGTGTTCCATGTGCGGAACGTAATTCAATATAATGAATCCATGAACGACAAGAACCTGTCATATAAATTTTTGTAGGAGTACAAAGTGGTAATACCATTCTAGCACATTCTTTTGCAACTCCTTCTTCAATCATCTGATTATATAACGCTTGTGCAGAACTAAACAGAGTGATCATTTGTGCTTCTAATTTTTGTCTCACAAATGGATCTAAATCATCAATACTATTCTGACGATTCTTCACATCTTGTCTTCTTAAATCTGGTAATTCAATCTTTCCAAGTTCATTACTCTGTGCGTATCTTTGAGAAAACTCTTGAAATGTGAAAGATCTATGCCTTAATATCTGTGCTGCTATCGCACGAGTGGTCTCTATTTCAAGTGTCATAGATGACTGTTCAAATACAGACCAATGATTATGCTTGATACAATATCTTAGTAATCCTGCATAATTGGGATTATCTTGATTATTAGGATTAGAAACTCTGGCAATATGAGCCATTGTTTTCTCTGCATCAGGTGTGATGCTTATAAGTTCTACGTTCATTTACCAAAACCTTTTGAATTTTTTGCTTCAAGTGCTGCAAACTCTTCTTCTGCAATTTTAAGAGTTTGTTTCATCTCTCTTAATTTTTCATCAGTATATAGATAATCTTGCTTGATTAATCTTTTAAGTAATTTAATTAACTTTTTTTGCCTACCCATTAATCTGAACCATCATCATATAATTCATCATAGTCAAGTCTTGTTTTTGGAGGTGTTTCATCTCTATAAGAATCCACATCAGAATAAACTTCTGTCTTTAATGCGTCAACCATCAATTCAAGACTACGAACAATATCTTTTAATTTAGTACGTTCCATAATAAATGACTTTTACATATTGTACACAAAAAAAGAGGAAAGGTCAACCCTTTCCTCACAAATTATGTTCAAGGAAATTACCTTGAATATAGGAATTTAGCTTCTGCGTAGATTATCGTCAGAAATACTACACTAGCTGCGAGGATTTCTGCGGTAACTAGCATTACTTTCCTCCTACCTTTTTTACAACTTTGAGACCACGATACATTAGTTCATGATTTCTCTGCTGTGCTGCTTGTGCAAGCACTTTTGCGTTGTACTCTTCAGAGTCATACTTGACTCCTCTGTATGTTACAGTTGCCATTTGGTTTCTCCTAAAGTAATTGGACTTTTTACATCCGTTCCTTCAGTCGGCTTTTGCGTCCCTACAATTCAAACCATATTCTTCACCAAAATCATAATACAGATTTACAATTTCCTGTCTATCTTCTGCACTAAGGTCAGGGTAAACTTTAGCACGATCAACAAGAGTGTTTATATCTGTACATGATACTGTAACTATAGTAGTAACAGCACTTGATGCAGCAATTAAAGTTTCAATCATAAGGATGAACGTACCCGTTCCGAGTCGGCTTACTTGCGCCCCTTTCGGGGTGAACGTTGTGTTAATATTAACACATTCATACTATATATGCAAGTAGTTCTGTATTATTTGTTACAAAACCCTACACACGAAAAATTTTGGGGGAATTTTTTTCCCCCTTTTTTGGAATCACTTCCGCTTTTTGGTTTTGGTCTTTGAATTATTGTATCCCCATAGCGCTGGTTTAATAGTTCCTTTACCATAGTCGATGATCTTCAAACCAGATTTGAACTTATCATAGTACATGTCAAACAACTTAACTCTTGCACCTCTTGTCAAATCACGACAAACTTTATCTTGATATTCATACGTAATTATGAACGCATCAGTAGGAGCATTCGTTGTTGATACTTGATCTAGTGTTCCATTTTCAACGAGAATCTCACAACCATACTCACTTTTATGATTCTCTTTTTCTTGACTTGTCCAGATCAATTCTTTTTTCTCCGTCTTTGTTTTGGTTGTCATGATCTACCACCCCAAGTAATATCTGGATATGCTTCTGATACAATATCTTTTGTGATTTTATACTTTGTTTCTAGGTTTTTATCTTTAACTAAAACTATGATCTCTGCTTCAAGTGGATGTAATCCTTCAAGAATATTAATGAACATTGTCTCACGACGAATGTTATTCAAAGAATCATTACCACCTTTTAAGAAATGATAAAAGTTTTTGTACTCTCTACGAATTGTGGTGTGCCCTTGTTTATCACTTGTTCCCATTGAGAAAGAACCTGTCTCATGCATTTTACGAACTTCATGAGATATTTTAGTTGTTAAAGTTCCACTGTTTGATGTCTGCTCATCATAACCTGTGTATGGGACTTCACCTTCTGGTAAAACAGATATTACAGTTTCATCAAAGTTCCATATGAATAATGCTTTCAAAGATGGGTCTTCGTATCTTTTCAATACTTCAACTTTCTTTGCCTTTGATCTTTGCTTTGATACAAGATGCAATACCTCAAAGGCAAATGGTTTTAATGGAAGTTCAAGTGGATCTTTTTTAGTCGTCTTCTTCTTCGCTGTCGTCGTCATAATTGTTTTCAAATCTAAATGCTACAATTTCATCTGGTACTAGATTCCCATTGGGATCAAACATCTCAGGATGTGGTCTAGGAATCTCTCGATAATTCATCATATAGTCTCTTGCTACCCAACCTATGAGTGCTCCAAGTATGAAAAACATAATTGAAATAGGTAAGGCAAGTGCGGTCAGGACTTGAATATCCATGATACTCCTTTGGTAGTGTTATTTTCTTTTCGACAAAGAAAATTCAAAGTAGATACCAATCTCTCGATTAAAAAGATTAAATATCTTATCAAATACAAATGAAACTGGTTTCACTTGTTTCTTTTTTCCTCCATAGAGGATAAATTCAAAACCACGATTGATTTCGAGGTTTGATTTATTTAGCTCAGACGGAGATGATTTTTTGTTCTCTGAGGAACTTAACTGTTTCAACCGTACCTCCTAGTTTTTTACCATCACAAATGACTTGTGGAAATGTAGTTCCATACCCAAATTCATCAGTAAATGCTTTTTCGTCAAAGTGTTCACCCAAAGTATACACCACAAAACTACTACTTGTCAACTCTAATACCTTTTTTACCTTTTCGCAATATGAACATCCTTTCTTTGAAAACACAGTGAAATTCATGGTTGTTGTTAGCCTTAAATAATGATTTATAAAATAAAAAAGGGAGGATACCCTCCCTTTGTGTTACCACCAACACACTCCCCCCACCACAGGGGAGTATCTTTAGTCCCAAATCTACAAGGATGCTAAAGACATTTATAGTATAGTATATGTTTTTGATCTTGTCAAGCTATAAATGTGCAGACACTTTTAGATGATAATCTGAATTATTTGCATATACAATACCCGATTCACCAATATTACTAACCGAACCACTATTAGGTGCAAGGTCAACCCAAGTGTATCTAGTACTATTACTAGAACTCCAAAGACTATTATAAACCAAATAACTATTTCCTGAACTATCACCTACTTGTATTTTTGCTGTTCCACCTCCACCTGCAGATATTGAAGGTGCTGCTCTCATAGGGACAGGATGTTCTAATACTCCTTTTACCCTATTACTACTTGCACACATAGCGTGGGGTAAAATAACTCCATAAGGTTCACTAGGTCCTCCGTCATTTGTGGATCCACCTACCTGATAGTAATAACGTTGGCAATCTCTTAAATTATCTGAGAAGGTTTTGTGCTCGAACGGAGTTGCTATATTTCCAACTTCAAGTTGAACTCCAGCAAAAAGTATATTGTTTGAAGTATTATCTAATAAATTTACTTGGTTTGATGAAGCACCATAGTATCCACCATTCCATGCTCTCCAAGTATTTACTGTGCCATGTCTTGAAGATCCTGCAAATAAAACAAAACTAACTACCAAACCTCTCCCATTATCACCTGCTGCCTCTGTTCCACTTGTATCACCAGGAATTGTTATTGTTTTCTTTTCCCAAGTATTAGATTGATTAATTGTATATTCTGCTATATATTCTCTACTAGCATCATGTCTCTGAATACAAACGCAAGCTGTTCCTGTTTTTGTAGATTTAATCCAAAATTGTAAGGTTATTGGTTTTGCACTACTTGTTCCGTGACCAAGAAATTTTATGTTTTGTGATTCAATCCACTGACCAAAATGAAACATATTATTACCACTCGGAGTTCCCATAGCAGTTGTAACATCAAGTCTTATAGCTTGACGATAATTTGGAGTAGGAACATCTCCACTTCTTTGTTGAAAACTTATTCTTGCAGCTTCACTACCATAGTTGGATTCATGCCACATATCAATAGTGTAATCAACACCTCCTGTGGGAGTTATTGCAGTATTAGAACCTCCCATTCTTTGGTCAATTACAAATTCACCGTTAAGAATGAGATTACGACCTGCAAAACCTGAACCACCATTAAAAGATGAAATATTTGCGGTGCAAGTTCCATCTGCTGCTGTTGTGATTGCATCACTCGTTGCACTATTGTGTCTTATTGCGTCTACTTTTAATGTACTCATGGTTTTGGATATTTGCTCTTAATAGGATCAACAATGTCAGTTTTCCATTTATCGACACCGTGATGATAGATATAATCTAATTGTGTTTTCCAATCTGGATACTCTATTTCTCTTTTTCTCTGATAATTTTTAGCATCATATTCAGTTTGCAATCTTGTTATTTCAGTTGTTATTTCCGAGTCAGACGGAATACTACCTCCATTTGGATCAGACCACTGACTTATAACATCTGTTTCTTCATTCCAACCAAATGATGCTGAAGGTCTTAAAGATGTTATGGCATCAGATTTGTTAAATTTATATTCCATTAGATTTCAACCTCCCATACAATTAGATGATGTTTAATAAACCTAATCGTACACGTATTACTTCCTTCAGTATATGCATATCCTTTTAATCTCCAAACTTGTTGGTTTGTATTACCAGCTGCATAATGTCCTGCACATACAGTATTTGGTAGGTATAATGCTCCTGCTAAACTACCTGACAATGGATAATATTGATAATCTGTATTATCTATAGAAGCAGTATTAGAATTATTTAAAACTGCTACAATTCCATAAGCACCTTGAGATGGATAAGTTGTGGGTGAATTAGTACCACCAGATAAACCCTGTATTACCATAGTGCTAGTAGATGATTTTGGTGTGATTGTTATTGTATTAAGATCACCGTATACTCTATAACTACCTAAACCATATTGACCATTTTGATTACCAGTAGTATTGCTAACTGTTACCAGTGTAGCATCATAACTTACTTTACATTGTAAAACTTTTCCTTTTTCTATAAAACTTAAACTTCCAGATGCGTCTGTTTTTAAAACTTGATTAGCACTCCCGTCGGATTCAGGTAGTTTGAAAGTTACATTACTACTTGGATTATTTGTCGGTGTTGTGAGAGAGACACTATTGCCTCCCGAATGCACTAATTTTATGTTACTCATCCTGCCATCTCCAAAATACTATATTGAGAGGGTGAATTACTTTCTGCAAATGATGCGTTTCCACTTCCAGTTTGTGCTAACCATATTGAATAATCAATATAATTACCTAAACTATATGAAGGAGAATCAATCTTATGTATCGGTCCACACATATTGCCAAGAGCAATTAAAGATGTGCCACCATTATCATAAACTTTATTTGATATGGACATTCCACCTATATCAACATCACCACCACCATTTACATCTCTTTTAAAACTAACACCTGCGTAGGAGTTTGAACCATTACCAGCATAATTATTAACCCATAAACTTAACATAATTAAGAATGATGAACCCGCTCTCTTTGGTGTAATTCTTACAGTTCCTTTCTCCTGATAAGTGTTATTACTTGCATTATAAGCAGTAATAGATGTTGTCACATGTTGTAAAATAGAACCTTCGGATCTTTTAATAGCTGACACTGCACCATCAGCTATGGATGCTGTATTTACAACACCTGCACCAAGACCCCCAACTGAGAGTCCTGTAATACTTCCATCTCCGTTAATCGTTACTGGCATAAGATTCTTTACTCCCTGATATTTATACGATAGTCAAGAAACTACCCGATGGTACAGTGACTGTGACGCCAGATTTAATTGCTATTGGTCCTGCTGCCATCGCATTTTTACCTGATGTTATAGTATAACTCACATCGACTGAATTGTCATTCTCATAAAATACTGCGTTTGTTGTAGCACCACCAACAGCACCACCTACACCTGTAAGTTGCGAACCATCACCAAAGTATGTGACAATACCAGATCCAACAGGACCAACTGTCCCACCTGTGCCAATTCTTATACCACTTCTTGCTGTTAATATTCCTACCGCATCTACATTCGTTACGTCTTCGTATGTTAATGTTCCTGCAATACCGACAGTTCCATTGAACTTGGCATCAGTTACAAAAGTTATTTCCCCTGTCGCACGATCTACATGAAAAGTTGTACCAGTCGTTGTGATACCAACAGTACCAATACCCGCCTGCGTTCCATCTAAATGAAGTAGTAAGTCTCCATTAGAATTTGTTATTTTTATTTTTTCGTTGACTGATGCACTAGTAGGATCTGACTTTGCCTCAATACCATGAATTCTAAGGGTACTCATTCTTTTAGTATATCCTTTTAGTTATTTAGCCTGATACTTCCATTAAAGTTATACAACCTGGTGCGTTGTTCCTATTAACTCTAATACGTGCATTATTAGCTGTTGTATGACCTAATTTAGTTTGAAGTTTATATGTTGTTGCACTTGTGGTGTTTGGACTATCTAAAACTTGAATTGTATATCCACCTTCAAATATAATTCTACTTTGTCCTGTAGTTCCAGCTTCTGCA